AAATTGTGATCAACATGGAAATAAAGTTGAAAAAACTTTAGAAGAAAGTAAAATTATAAAAACTCCAGAACTTATAGTTAAACCTAGTATTAGAAGTCAAACAAAGCTAGAAGATTTTATTGTTGTTTTAGATTCTTTAGTATCAGATGAACTTTGTAATAAAATTATATCTGAATATAAAGATTGTGACTTATGGAAAGATACAAGTGTCGGCGGTGGTGAAGTAAATCCAAACGTTAGAAGTTGTTCAGTATTGAATATTAGTGAAGAAAATACCTTACAGTACAATACACAATATAGAAAACAACTTGATTCAGATTTCTTTCTTTCCGCTTCACAAGCCCTTCAGAAGTATAAAGAAAAATTTCCTGATGCAAATGTAGATATAGATACTGGATATGATCTACTCAGATATAAAGAAGGTCAATTTTATATTCAACATACAGATTCATTTAAATTACAACAAAGAGCAATTAGTTGTTCATTCAGTTTGAATGATGATTATGAGGGTGGTGAATTTGCATTTTTTGATAGAGAGATAGTTATTAAGACTAAAAAGGGAGACGCCATTCTCTTCCCATCAAACTTTATGTATCCGCATGAAGTTATGCCTGTTACTTCAGGAACAAGATATTCTATTATAACTTGGTATGTCTGAAAAACTTAAAGGACTTCCTACCATATACTATCTAAATGTTGATAGTAAAACAGAAAGAAAAGAATACATGGAATCCCAATTCGATAAATGGGAAATTTCAAATGTAACTAGATTTTCTGAAGGTATTTTTTATCCGGAGAATTTTAAAGAGTGGGAAAGTCTTGTTTATAAAAGTGAAATATACAAAGAACAAGACTACTTAAAGGTTTGTATAAATCTTTCCACATTGGAAATGGTTAGACATTGGTTAGAGAATACGAATGAAAAATATCTTATTTTGTTTGAAGATGATTATGATCTGAACCTAATAGAATACTGGCATTTTGATTGGAAATATCTAATGACTCATCTTCCATATGATTGGGACTGTATTCAATTGGGATTTGAATCTCATAATTATATTTCATTCTTTCTGCACCCAAAAACAAGCCATAGTTTTTATGGACCAGTATTAATAAATCGACACTTTGCACAAAAGTTAATCGATATCCACACGATCAAGGGAAAATATTCCTTTATCCATAACTATGGTCCAGAATATTTTTATAGATGTCTAGGATTAGATCAGTTTTTTGGATTTGTTGGTAAGACATATCAGATTCCTTTGATTACACAAAACCCAAATCTAGATGAGATTCCAAAGAAACATCATTTCATTTGTAGAGATCTTTATTATAATTGGTGGAAAAACAATAGAGATGATTTTACCCTAAAGGATTTTTTCACATACGGTAAAAAATATGATCATCTAATGACTGTACCGGTTGTTGAATGACTGAATCGAAATTAAAAGATATTCCTCCAATTTATTACTTGAATTTGGATCATAGAGTAGAAAGAAAGCTGTATATTGAAAATCAGTTTAGAAAGTATAATATTAAAAATTATACTAGAATTTCTGCCTCACGTTATGACCCAAAAAATTATTCTGAGTGGAAGTCAAAAATAATTGCGGATGATATTTTAACTCAACCGCAATTTCTTTCTGTATTATTGAATAGGATACAGAGTATTGTGGATTGGTATAACTCAAATACATCTGAAGTTTGTATGATGATAGAGGATGATCTATCATTTGATACGGTAGAATACTGGGACTTTAATTGGAAAGATATCTTTAACAAACTTCCTTGTAATTGGGATTGCATTCAATTTCATATCATAGGCGAGAGGTATATTCCAATGTTCTTATCGAAGTGGACTAAGAACAATCATGCTGCAACTTGTTTTATGATAACAAGATCTTATGCAGAGAAAATGATAAGATTGCACTATGACAATGGATTCTTTAAATTTTATACAAACTATGGATTAAGTGAAAAATGGCCAAAGTATCATTATCAATCTGGTGATTTTGTTCCATATCAAATAGGCGTTACTTATTCCCTACCCCTCTTCATATCGAATTCTCATTTTATAAGTGATGGTTATTTGGATAAACCAAACCATCTAGCTAAAAAGTCTGATGAAGTTGTTTTAGATTGGTGGAAAAATAAGAGTACAAACTACAATATATGTGATATAATGTCTATAGATTCTGTCAATAAAAACGATCTATTAATAAAGTTATAGTATGAATTTAAAAGATAAACTTAAAGGATTGCCAACGATTTATTATTTAAATCTTGACGAAAGACCTGATAGAAAACAATATACTGAAGAACAATACGAAAAATATAAAATTAGTAACTTTAAAAGGTTTTCTGCTTCTAGTTATCAACTTCAAAATTTTGATGAATGGAAAAGTAAAGTAATACTGAATGATATTTCAACATGTAAAAGGTGGAGACAACATTTAATAGAAGTAGCTACTGCTCTTTCCACTATTGATATGCTCAAAAGTTGGTTGGAAAATACAATTGAAGAATATGTTATCTTAATGGAAGATGATTATGATTTAAGTTATATTGATTATTGGCATTTTGATTGGGAATACTTGATGAATAACATTCCTTTCGATTGGGATTGTATTCAACTGGGTTTTGAAAATGAAAAAATTATTCCATGTTATCTACATCCAATATTGTCTGGACATGATAGTGGAGCTGCATTGATAAGAAGAAGTTACGCAGAAAAATTAATAAGACTTTTTTGTGTAGATGAAAAGTATAATCTTGCTCATAAAATTTCAAATTGGAAATGGTCGATAGGACTAGATATACCTAATGTAACTATAGATTATTTCCTAATACATAGTGGAAGAACTTATTCAATGCCTTTGATAAGTGTAAATCCAGATATTGGTAGTTATTCGGTAAATTATGTAAGATCTGATAGACCTGATTTAGTTCTTGCTAGGAAGGCTTATAAGAAATGGTGGACCGTTCTGAGAGATGATTATACATTAGAAGAGTTTTTCATGTATGGAAAACCAAATGATAGAGTTATAACACCTAGAGAACCCGACATTGATAAGTATGTTTGAAAAAGTAAATGAGTTTGAAAACAAAGTCGCAGAATATTTCTCAGCCCCATATGCTGTAGCTGTAGACTCATGTACACATGCAATAGAATTATGTCTTAGACATACTTCATGCAATAATTTGACTATTCCAACTAACACTTATGTTTCTATTCCAATGACTTTAATGAAATTGGAATTGAATTGGACATGGAGAAATGAAGACTGGGAAGATTATTATCAACTAGGCAATTCAAATATTATTGACGCTGCTGTACTATGGAAAGAAAATAGTTATATTCCTGACACCTACATGTGCCTTAGTTTCCAGTATAAAAAACATCTTAGTGTTGGTAGGGGTGGAATGATTCTGTTGCAAAACAAAAATGACTATGATATACTAAAGAAAATGTCTTACGATGGTAGAGATGTTTCTAAGCCTTGGGCTAAACAAGACATTGATACCGTAGGTTATCATTATTATATGACTCCAGAGACAGCTATCTTGGGTTCTTTTAGGTTTAATGAAGTTCGTGATAAACAACCTAAAAAATGGACTTATCTAGATTACCCACACTTACCTGACATGTCTGTGTTTAAATGTTAAATCATATAAAACCTAATTGGAATATCAAAGATTTTTATAATCTAGACTACGTTTTGTCTACACATAAAGATGAAGAGTTGGTTAACCAATATTTAAGTTCTGGTCACAGTGAGGAAAAATTATCTATATACAAGTACCAACAACCAGATCCAATGCCAAAGTGCGTTGAGGAATATATCATTCCTCAATTTTATTTTTTAGATAAAGTTGGCGCAGCAGTAAATTATTTTAAACCAGGACAATATCTACCTCTTCATACAGATCTTTTTGGTAAATATCTAGAAATTAATAACATAGGATCTGAAAATGTTATTAGATGTATGGTTATGTTGGAAGATAATTCTCCAGGCCAAATTTTGCAAGTGAAAGATACTTGTTACTGTGATTGGAAGGCTGGTGATTGTTTTTACTGGAACTATGATGAAATCCATGCATTTTATAATTTCAGTATGAAAGATAGATATGCAATTCAAGTAACTGGAGTATTAAATGAACAATAGTACTAATGAGTGGGGAAGATTAAAAAAGGTTATTGTGGGTATTGCAGATTATGCAAGAGTGCCTGAAATGGATCGTAGTCTGAGATTGATTAACTATGCAGATCGTGAAGATGTTTCCGATGTAAAGTCAGGATTATATCCTGATCAAGTTATACAAGAAGCTAATGAAGATCTAGAAATCTTCGCAAACTTCTTAAGACAAGAGGGAGTAGATGTAGTAAGACCTCATAGTGAACCAACAGGATATTATAATTTCTGTCCCAGAGATTGTATATTCATCCATGGAAATAACTATTTTGCAACTCCAATGCCCCTAAAGGCTAGGAGGTATAATTTTGGTTCAATCGCTCATCATTTTGATGGATTAGTTCCATTAACTTGTACCTATGATGACAAATTGTATAATGATGAATGTCTAGGGAATAAAGATGTTTTAGCACTCACTGAACACTCTCCTGCTTTTGATGCTGCCAATATTATTAGGGCTAATGATCATGTTTTATATCTAGTTTCTAATAGTGGAAACATTTCTGGTGCGAATAAACTTCAACAAGTTTTGGGTCCAGACATTCAAGTTCATTTACTTCAAGGTGTGTATAGTTATATGCACATTGACACAACAATTGCATTTCTAAGAGAGGGATTATTATTGGCTAATCCAGAAAGGATTAAGAGTAAAGATGTTCTTCCTGCACCATTTAAAAATTGGGATGTAATTTGGTGCCCAGAACCTGTTGACATTGGATACTATCCAGGTTATAATCATGCCTCAACATGGATTAACATGAATCTTTTTAGTGTCAATCCTAATCTCGTTGTTTTAGAAGAACATCAAGAACCAACAAGAAAAGAGTTAGAAAAATATGGTATAGATTGTGCCATGCTTCCTATGAGACACTCAAGAACTTTAAGTGGGTGTTTCCATTGTGTAACTTTAGATTTAGAAAGAGATGACTGAAAATACTCCTATACATCCCAGTGGATTAAATATTATCCAAAATGATGACGGCTCTTTTGCTTTTGAGTGGGATAAAAACGATGAACGATGGTCTTGGCTAAATGACTTGACAGATGATCAAATTAAGATTATTATGGAACAAGCAATCAAGGACTTGACCGATGGACTTTGACTATAAGAAGTATTCTCTTGAGAATCTTGAAAATTGGATGTATGATTCTTTGTCTTCTTCTGAAGCAACCCCACAGGAAATCTATGATGTAATCAAAGGTGTCGTTGAAGAACAATATAATCACTTCACAATTAATGCAAATCGTTGTAATGAATTACTTGTTCTTCTAAATGGTAATAGTCAGAGTAACAAATATGAGACTCATCTGAATAAAGTTTTCAGTTGTGATAAGGACGATTCATCTGAAGAATGTAAAAAGTCTTGGACTTCTTTCTGGGAAGAGAATTATTATCCAGAAGAATACAAAGGTTCGACGGTAAGTAGTGTAAGTAAAGATGACTGTATGCCCCCATGGGGACATAGTGATATGGAAGCACTTCGTTATACCGAAGAAGAACTGAATGAGATGTGTGACAAAGCATCATCGGATCAGGAAAAAGAAAAGTGTCGTGAATATAATCTAAGAGAAGCTGAGTACTACGATAAACGAGCAAAACTTGATGGAGAATACTCCAAATATTACTATGATTATGACCGAAATGATCCAAGTCGGTTGAACCCCTTCAGTGGGAAAATTTATGAGTCTCCAGATGGAGGGAAGACAGTTTATGCTCGCAATCCTGGAGAAACTGAACGAGTTTTGATCAAGGAAGATAAAGTAAAGAAGTGGTTACTTCCCGTTCAACAATCAGTAATTGATGGTGTGGATGACTATTATGTAAATTTTCCAGATGATCTTCTAGAAGCTGCAAACCTTAAAGAAGGAGATCAAGTTGAGTGGGTAGATAATAATAATGGTTCTTATACTCTTCGCAAAGTTACTAAATCACTTGGAATGGATGAGTGCTGATGATTGAAGCTCTTATTTGTGGATACAATCTTTTCTGTCATGTAAAAAATGTGGTAGAATATCCAAGGATACAAACACCTGTAATAAAATATTATGAACCAGGTAAGTCTTGTTATGTAAATGGAACCTTTTATACTAAATGTGAGGATAGACTAAATGGCACTAAGTGAATCTGTAGAAACAAGTTTAAAAGAAGCCGAACAATCTTTGCGTAATGCTCTTGCGTATGCTGCTCGCCAAGAAAAACCTTTCGTCGGTAAACATATTGCAGATATGATTATGGATATTGATAATCTCATTTCTGCAGATAAATTAATTGATAAATTGGAAGAAAGGATGAACGGAGATGATGATAGTAAGAGGGGTCGTTGGGGCCCTTTTGGAATGTAATTGTTACTGCTTGTAAATCAAATATAAAAACATTATTAACTATCATAGATATTGATGGGCGTTGTGTTAGAATTTAAACACAAACGAGGAGGTTTATGACTCATTCCAATTTTCAAACAGGTTCTCTGACAGATTCCGAATGGAACGAGTTGGTAGCACTTAAAAATGCAATCAATCAAAATCCGGCTTCAGTCCATCCAGATAAAATGGAACTCTTTACAGAATTGCTTGTTAGGTCTTGGGATGCAAAGTGTGATCCTCCTAACACATCTACTTGGCGTAAAGGCCATCCAATGGAGGAGTGATGACTTTAGAAGAAAAAATTGATCTCCTCTTTAAAAAAATTAATGTGATTGAAGAAGACGTAAAAGGTATTCAAATACAGATTGACTTAATTGCAGATAGAGTGTATGATTACACAAATGAGTATGAAATAGAACTCTAAATATTACAAAATATCAACAACAAAAAATGAAGTTTACTGTATATTCTAAACCTGAATGTCCTTATTGTTATAAAATTAAACAAGTTCTAGAACTTTGTGGTAAAGAATTTGTTGTTTATACTTTAGACAAACACTTTACTAAAGAAGAATTTTATTCAGAATTTGGTGAAGGAAGTACCTTTCCACAAGTTGTTATGGACAACAAAGTTTTAGGTGGTTGTAATGATACTATCAAGTACCTAAAAGAACTTTCAGTTCTATAATTATGACTAAGCCTCGTGAGTTGTACATAAATAGAGGTGTGGAATTATTGTTAAGAAAAAGGAGGGAAAAACCTGATCAACCAAAAACCTTTAAGTTCAGTTTTGGTAAGATGGTTTCTCTCCTTAGAAGAGAGATTCACGTCTATTTTGAATTTTCATTTGACATAAAAAAGAAAGGAATCTCTCGGAGGTAGAACCATGACAGCACCATTAGTTGCCATATTTTGTATGGTATCTTTCATGTTCTTAATAATTGGTGGTATAGTGGGTTGGTTATGGAAAGAACATGTTGTTTTTTCAACTCCTCAACAAGTATTCGCTCATCCAGAAATGTTTGACGACAATGGGAATATCATTCCAGACGAAATAATTGCAGTACGATTTGAAAATAGCTATGACGACTACGAAGAAGACGACGACTAGTAAAAAGTCTTCGACAACTACTAAAAGTCCTGTCGCAAAAAAGACAACGACTCCTAAGGTTACTAAAACCGTAGAGAAGATTGAATTGACTCCAACTTCTTACGTCCATGAAATTTTTTCGGCTGTTGTTGCCGAAAGAACTAAGGATAAAAAAATTAATATCCTTCAACAATATAATGAAAACTTTATTAAATCTCTTTTGATTTGGAACTTTGATGAGTCAATAACCTCAGTCCTTCCAGAGGGAGAAGTTCCTATTCAACAAAATGAAAATGCTGATAAATCTCCAAGTTCTAATATCCGTAAAGAATGGAGTAAATTTTATAACTTTGTGAAAGGTGGAAATGATAGTATGAATAAACTTCGTAAAGAAACGATGTTTATTAATATGTTGGAATCTTTTCACCCAGGAGAGGCTGAGGTATTATGTCTTGTAAAAGATAAAAAACTTCAAACTAAATATAATATCACCAAAGAACTTGTATCTGAGGCGTACCCTGATATTACATGGGGGAATCGTTCTTGATATGTCAGTGAATATTATTCATGGAAATTGTGATCCCGTTCTTGCAAAAAATCGTGATCTGCCCAGGAACTCATATCTAGTTACTTATGGTATAGATGATGATGTCCAGTATGATGTAGTTCAAGCTGGATCACAAGTTGATATTTTTAATTATTATTGGGATAAGTACAGAGATGTGAGAGGTATTAAATGGACGGACGGAACGATCAATCCAAAGATGTGGAACTATCAACCACCAGAGAAGAAAAAGAAAAAGTAATTTCTGGTGATTTAAATATTCAAATGAACCTTGATCAAATCAAGGAAGTGAAAAAACAGTATAAAAAAATTAAAAGGTATATGCGATCTTCTATTTACACTGTAGCCATGATGGACGGAAGAGAACAAATCGTAAGTCGTTTACTAAAGGATCAGGAGGACAATCCTACTTAAATGGGAAAGCACTATCTTCTTAACTTGTTTGGATGCTCATTCGCTCACTTGAACGATGAGCATTTTCTTATGGATCTCTTAGAAAATGCAGCAGCTGCAAGTGGAGCAACTGTATGTCAAACTATCTTTAAAAAATTTGATCCACAAGGAGTAACTGTACTCTGTTTATTATCTGAGAGTCATATAAGTATTCATACTTGGCCGGAAGATGGTAAAGCCGCATGTGATGTTTATACATGTGGAGATTGTAATCCAAAAATAGGATGTGATATAATAATTGCACAACTAAATGCAACAAATCACACACTAAGTTATATTGAGCGTTAACTAAATACACTATATCTGGAGAAGTATATGCTCTCTACTCAATACCGTCTTCGCCTAGAAGCAATCTGTGAACGAATTGCAAAAGGTGAATCTGTAGAGCTAAGTGATATGATATGGGCAGAAAAATTATCTAAGTCTAACAGAAGTGCAGCAACAATTTTAAGACAAGCAAGACGACGTGCTGCTAATCCCAATATGCAAGAAGGTGATATGGATGACTTTATGAATCAACTAGATTTAGGTGATCCAGATCCTTCAAATCATAGAACAGGATTCAATAGTGTAGATGATATAATCGACTTCTTTTCTGGTGATAAACCAGATGATTGGAGACAAAGAGATTAATTGTAACAAATAATACAAAATAACTTGCATAGATAGTATGAATAGAGGTATAATAATCCTCTAACGTTCATCCTATGACTAAGGCACTTTTGCTTTTGGCATGGGTTCCACTTCTTTCTGTTTCTACGCCACAACCAAAGTCATTTCCTGTGAGTATAAGTTGTGACGCAGCGTGGGAACTAATGGACATCGTTAAAAACGACGATGTAGTTATTCAAAGAGTAGAAGACCGATTGCTATTAGAACTCCGAAAGGATGTTGTCAATAAGTGCTAAAACTGAATAGGACGGAAGTAAGCCGACTCGGAACGGATCGTTCATCTATGGAAGCATTCCTTTTAACTTGTCTTCAGGCCAATTTTATTATTGGGAGGGTAATTACCCATCCAAAATTGGACGCTCAACAAAGAAATGATATAGTTTGGGAGGTTAAACAAGTAACTAAAAAAGGTTGCTTTATAGACGCAAAAGCCGACTGAAGGAACGCTCTTTAGCCTCAAAATTAAGGAGAACCCTAATGTCTAAAGTCGTTTATAGAGGGTGTCAGTACGACACTGAAGATGCAAAGAAAGAGTATGTGTCTTGGTATAACAAAACACACGCTCCTGCTCATCCACAAAATACATATCGTGGAGTAGCGTATCGTCCATGCAAAAACATGGAGGTGCAGAAGTGAAAAAACTTAACTTCCTACAACTCATTAAAGAACAAAAACAAAAACAAGATCGTCGTTATCAAGCTCAACTTGCACAATTAGTAGGGGCAAAATGATGGCACAAATCATCATATCGTCTACTGCTGCAATTGCTTTAACTACGATAATGTTATCCTTGTATATTCAATGGATTTATAAGTAAATTATTGAGGAGGGTTGATCCCCTCCTTTTTTTATGGTAAAATGGATGAGAGAACTATTATTCCATGGATAAAGAAAGACTAAAATTAATCGTAAGAAATTTGGAATCACTTGTAGATGCACTTAAATCTGAAGTTTATTCGGATCCAGATTCTTACAAACAACCAAAAGAAAACCTGAATCATATCAGTGATTATGATGAGGTTTTTGACGACGATGGATACCCAGATTGAGGAATTGAAATGACTGTAAAACTTATTTCGGTAACGCCTGATGCAGAAAAAACAATGGCGTATGTTGCACGAGTTAGTAATCCTGCGAATCAAGACAACGAAAACTATGCCAAGTTGCTTGCTTATTGTATTAAGCATAATCATTGGTCTGTTTTTGAACAGTCTTTTATGACTCTTGAAATTGAAACGAATCGTGGTATCGCAGCCCAAATCCTTCGACACCGTTCGTTTACATATCAAGAATTTTCACAACGTTATGCAGATTCTTCTTTGTTGAGTGACTATATTCCTGTTCCAGATCTTCGTCGTCAAGATACCAAGAATCGTCAGAACTCAATTGATGATATTCCAGACTATGAGAAACTGACTCTTCAAAGTAAGATTCAAGAACACTTCGCACAATCAATGCAACTTTATAAACAACTTCTTTCTCATGGTGTTGCAAAGGAGTGTGCTCGTTTTGTTCTTCCCTTGGCTACACCTACACGTATCTACATGTCTGGCTCTTGCCGTAGTTGGATTCATTATATCAATCTGCGTTCTGAAAATGGAACTCAAAAAGAACACATGGATATTGCCTTGGCTTGCAAAGAAGTCTTTAAAGAACAGTTCCCTTCAGTGGCTGAAGCACTGGAATGGTAACTATATAAAATTGCCCCTATAGGAGGTATAATCATGTACTATCAAACACAAGCCCTATCCAAAGACAATGGTTGGACAACATGCACAATTGTAGACAATTCAAATAAAGATAAGTGGATTGTAGAATATAATGAAGATGGAAACATGGTTAAAAAGGAAATAAATCCAGAAGAAATTCATAGTTTAGATTATTCAATTATGGAGTTGAGCCAATAAAATGTCTGTATCTATTATATGTGCCTGTAAAAATAGGTTGAATGCTCTTAAAATTTCTTTGAGTTCTTGGTTGTTATTTGACGAAGTAAAAGAAATTATTATTGTTGATTGGAGTTCTGATCAACCTATTCATCATTTAGCTTCTTTGAGTTCTAGAATCAAAGTCATTAGAGTTAATAATGAAGAATATTTCAATCAATCGCAACCATTAAATCTTGCAGCTAGATTTGCAACACAAGAAAATATACTCAAATTAGATTGTGATCATATCCTAAATCCTTATTATAATTTTTTTAATATCCATAGTTTCGGTCGAAAAGGTATTTTTTATACTGGAATTAATGATAAAGTTGATGATCCTTGTGTGCATCCTCTTTGGGGAATTCTTTATGTTAGAAAAGAAGACTTTATTAACGTAAATGGATTTAATGAAAAGATGGGTAAATATTATGCTGTTGAAGATGATGAATTAGTAATGCGCCTAAGAACCTTTGGATTGGAAGCGTTACCAATTCATTTAAAAGTTCTTTCTGCTATCCATATTCCACATCCAGATAGGGTTAGGGTAGAAAATTTTGAAGGATATGAAGAGTCTTCAGAAAAATTTGATGAGAATGCATTTGAGATCTATCAAGAAACTACTGGTAAAGAACATCCTCAAGGTATGTTAGGTTTGTTAGATCCATCTGTTCAATTAGTAAAATATTCTCATTTGGCTAGAGAACATAAAGAGAAAAACATGCATGAGTTTGGAGTTAAAAACTTTATTAATAATCCAAACGTTAAAAGACATATAGATGATAGGAAAGGCTATTATCGATATAAATTATTTGACTGGAAAACTAAAGAAGTTCTCCCTGGTGTCTTTTTAGCTAAGAAAAAAGAACTTTATAAACCAGAAGAGTTGGAAGAACTGAATAACAAAATCGAATTAGAAGTTGATGTTGCTTTTGAAAAAGAAAAACTTCATGAACTTCAAAATTTAGAGGAAGAAACTTTTTCTGAGTTGGAAAGACTTATGGAAGAGATTCAGTGTGATGATGAAGAAGAAGTTCAAGATAACTCTGAAGAAGTAGAAAATGTAGAAGAAGAACTACATGATGTCGAACAGATTTTAAAGAAAATTGAGCCTACAAATATCTAAAAGTTAAAAATGAGTGTGTCGGTAATTTCTGCTTGCATGAATAGGGTAGATCCTCTTAGTGTATCCATAAATTCTTGGGTTTTATTTGATGAAATTGATGAAATTGTATTCGTAGACTGGAGTTCTGATAAGTCTTCAGATCATCTCTTGAAGATTAGTGAGAAAATAAAAAGAGTTTATGTTCCAGATCAAAAATACTTTAACAAAACTCAGTCATTAAATCTCGCATTTAGCTTGACTAAAGGAGATAATATATTAAACTTAGATTCGGATACAATTTTGAATCCATACTATAATTTTTTCAAACAATATGAAGTAGATGATACATGTTTTGTAAGTGGAATGTATAATCCACCACATCCATGTTATAGACCTCTATGGGGAACTTTATATGTTACTAGAAAAAACTACCAAAAAATTGGTGGGTATAATGAAAATATGGGAGAGTTTGTAGCTTGGGAAGACGATGAAATTGTAAATAGACTTCTCTTATGTGGATTAAAACATAAAAAAATACGACACACACATCAAACAGCTTTTACTCTTTCACATGACAATAAAAAGAGAATAGAAAATTTTGAGGCATATCACACCAATCAACAAATTAAAGAAGATCTTGAAAGTCTTTTGGTGAAAAAATCTAGAGATGTTGATTCTTATATCGACTATGCAATATTATCTCACCATACTGTACTTAATATGAAAAAGTACAAAAGATATAAAGGAGATGACTTTTATGTTGATCCTGTGGTAAAATGGAATGTAGAACAAGTAGATAATCAAAACTACATTGCTCGAAAAATAACCCAATAAATAAACTCATAGTCATTATTATCTTATGCCCACATATCCTGTAATCAATCTTGAAACTGGCGAAACTCAAGAACTCGTAATGTCTGTGAAAGACTATGAACAATGGAGGAAGGACAATCCTAATTGGGACAAAGATTGGTCTCAAGGATGTGCTTCTGTCGGTGAAGTCGGTGAGTGGAAAGATAAACTGATCTCCAGAAATCCAGGCTGGAATGATGTTCTCCACAAAGCCTCAAAAGCACCTGGTTCTACTGTAAAAAAACTCTAAATGGCAAGATCAAGAAAATCATCAACTGGCAACATTGGAGTCGGAATGAGTGCCAAACAAATGAGGCGCAAAAAGCCCATTAATTCGGATTTGATGGTGGACATTTCTCCACTAACTGACAATCAAAAATTATTCTTTGATGAATATAAAAAAGGAAAGAATGTTTTTGCCTATGGTGCTGCTGGTACTGGTAAAACATTTGTAGGATTGTACCTTGCTCTTAGAGACGTTCTTGATGAAAGAACTCCTTATGAAAAAGTTTACATTGTAAGATCTCTTGTTGCTACTCGTGAAATTGGTTTCCTTCCAGGAGACCATGAAGATAAGTCTAGTCTTTATCAAATTCCTTATAAGAACATGTGTAAGTACATGTTTGAACTTCCATCAGATGCAGACTTTGAAATGCTCTATGGTAATCTGAAAGCTCAAGAAACAATTTCATTCTGGTCTACAAGTTTTATTCGTGGTACTACTCTTGATAATGCAATTGTCCTTGTAGATGAAATGCAAAACTTGAACTTCCATGAATTAGATAGTATAATTACTCGTATTGGTGAAAATAGTAGGATTGTTTTTTGTGGTGACGCAACTCAATCTGACTTAATTAAAACCAATGAAAGAAATGGAATTATTGATTTCATGAAAATTATTCGTGCAATGACATATGATTTCTCAATGGTTGAATTTGGAGTTGATGATATTGTTCGTTCTGGACTAGTCAAAAACTACATTGTTACTAAATTGGCTCTAGGTATGTAATGTTCGTTCATTTAGATTATTTAAAAGAAGAAGTTGATTTACAAGCAGAAATGATTGAAGGGACTCGTTTTTACAGAGTCCCTTCTGGTAAATTATATCCTTCAATCACTTCCGTAACTAGTTTTTACGGAAGACAAAAATTCATTGATTGGCGTAAGAAAGTTGGTGAAGAAGAAGCCAATAAGATCACTAAGGTTGCAACAGATCGAGGAACAAAATTTCATGACATTGTTGAAAAGTATTTGTTGAATGAAGACATTGACAAATACAATCCTCTTCCTGTAACGAAGTTTCTATTTCTTGCGGCAAAACCTTATCTTGATCGTATAAATAATATACATGCTTTGGAAAAGTCGCTCTATAGTGACTATTTCGGACTTGCGGGCAGAGTTGATTGTATCGCAGAGTACGAAGGGGAGCTCGCAGTTATTGACTTCAAGACTTCAAAGAAAATAAAACCAGAAGAATGGATTGAAAATTATTTTGTCCAGGAAACAGCATATGCTTGCATGTATTATGAAATGACTGGTATTCCAGTTAAAAAATTGATTACAATTATGGTCGCTGACAATGGAGAATGTTTTGTCTATGAAAAAAGAAACAAGGATCACTATATTAAACTTCTTACCAAATACATCCGAGAGTTCGTCACTCACAAAACAGAAACCTATGTATAACAATACTGAACAAGTAGACTCACTAATAAAAGAAAAGTTTCTTTGTCAGTCAAAGTTTGCACAGGATATCGAGTATCTTGTAATGACATCTAAAATTAATTACATAGAGGCTATTGTAACCTATTGTGAAGAAAATGGAATTGAATTTGAATCGATATCAAAGTTAATTTCTAAACCACTAAAAGAAAAATTAAGAAACGAAGCAACCCAACTTAATTTTCTTAAAAAAACAAGTCGTGCTAAATTAGTATTCTGATGACGCCAATAGAGGTATATAAAACATACCTGGCATTCAAGAATCATTTCACTAAACCAAACTACGATTATTTTCAATATTGCGGAAAGTCCAGGGCTTCAACAGAGTCCTTTAACAAAAGGAAAGATCGTTACTTCTTTGAACGTATGTCTCGTCAGAAATCTGATGACGAGATCCGTCAATACTTCTTGGCTAATTTTGTAGAATGTGATGATCCTTCTAAACTCTGGATCGGTGAAATTATTGAGTCAGGTGAAAAAAATTACACCAACTGGTTAAAAAGATCACAAAGTCTTTCTTATCTCTTCAAAACTGAGGCTGAAGTGTTTCTACATAAAGATTCTTTTGATTCATTATTTGAGATTAAAGGTTCATCTCACCCAGATATTCTTAAAAAATATCTACAAAACGCAATATCCATAGAAACTTTCGTTATAATGGATATAATCCTAAATTTTTCTAAAAAATTTGATAAAAAACTACTAGATCCTGTGTGGGAATCCGTCAGTTTGCGTATAAAAAAATACAAGTCTTTCCTAAATATTGATAAGGAAAAGTACACACAGACACTAAAGGAGATTGTATTGTGAGTGGATTTTTTCAATCCGAAATTGTAAGAGAATCCATCAAAGAGATGGAAGAACTTCAACAACGTATTATTAGAGAAACCTTTAAAGCTCCCATGATGAATAGGGAAGAAAAGAAGGAACATGTAGAACTGATGAGAACTTTTCTAGAGAAACAGAAGAATTTATACTTTCGTCTCTCACTTTCTGATGACCCAGAAGCACTAGAAATGAAACAAAGAATTGAAGAAGCTGCAGAGTTTCTTGGGTTTAATGGTAATAATGTCAATGAGTTATTTTCTGAAATGGAAAATACTCTAGAAAGACTAGATAAAATTGCAGAAATAGAATAACATGTCCTACCACTACAAAATCACCTCCGCATATTGTTATCACAATGGTGAGATTGTAGACATGTATTTCATCAATGGAATTCCTTTTACATTTGATGATATTCCTTTAATTATGCAACAAGATCCTTATATTCAAATGGAAGCTGAAGATAATTATTCATACACATCTGAAGATATGTATAGGTGGTCTAATTATCTGATTGATGAACTATGTCATCCACTTCTTTTCGAGGTGGCTCTAGAAAATCCAGAAGAAATGCCTAAAGACTAATGAAGACTTTCAAACAATTCTGCACAGAAGCTTATCAAGTACAAGAACTATTTGGATTTGGTCAAAAACCAAAACCCAAACCAAATAAACAAGTTCTTGCTTATAAAAACTATCAACCAGGAGTACTTGATAAATCAACAGGAAAATTTACTCAAAGAGCTCATACTGGTGATGAACAAAAGAGATATGGATGGAAACCAGTGAATGTAAGTTCATATAGTAAGGCAGATACTCCTGGATCACTAACCGCTAGTGGACATAAGTTTGATGACAAACAAAAATTAGTTGCAGTTCCTTATGCATCTAAAACTAGTTCCAAACCATCTACACCATTTGGAACTAAACTTCACATGACTAGAGCTCCTGGAGTTACACCCGTTGCAAAAACTTCTGTCCAAGACACTGGAAATTTTGGGCCTGCAGGAGATTACAATAAGAAAACTAGTTATGATCTTTCTCTTTCGACTGCAAGAGATGTGGTTGGAAAACCAAATATTACTGCACAACAGTTTGGTAAACAAAAAGTTTACGTTCGTAATGAACCTCAAACGAAACCAACCAAGAAAAAATAATTCTAGATGGGGCTTGACATCCCCAGTTCACTGCGGTAAACTAAAGTCGTCCCAAAGGCCAAATACACTCAATACGGAGAATACAAATGTCTTTTGCTGATCTCAAGAAACAGTCCCGCGCTGGTTCGCTGACTGAAAAACTGATCAAACAAGTTGAAAAACTGAATAGTGGAGAAGGTGGATCTGATGAACGTTTCTGGAAACCTGAAGTAGACAAAGCCGGAAATGGTTATGCAGTTATCCGATTCCTCCCCGCACCCGAAGGATGTGAACTTCCTTGGGCCCAAGTATGGAGTCATGCTTTCCAAGGTCCTGGTGGTTGGTACATCGAAAACTCTCTGACAACTCTGGGACAAAAAGATCCTGTGTCTGAACACAATCGTGTTCTGTGGAACTCTGGATCTGATCGTGATAAGGAGATTGCTCGGAAACAAAAACGCAAACTCTCTTATTACGCCAACATCTATGTGGTGAGTGATCCTGCACACCCTGAGAACGAAGGTCGTGTATTCCTTTATAAATTCGGTAAGAAAATCTTTGACAAGATTACCGAAGCGATGCAACCACAGTTTGCAGATGAGGAAGCTATTAATCCTTTCGACTTCTGGGCTGGTGCTAACTTCAAACTGAAGATCCGTAAGGTCGAAGGTTACTGGAACTATGATAAGTCTGAGTTTGATCGTCCTTCTGCACTTTCGGATGATGATGACAAACTGGAACGCATCTACAAGAACCTGAACGATCTCAATGAGTTCAGTGACGCAAAGAACTTCAAGTCCTATGAAGAACTGAAGAAGCGCCTAGACTACACTCTGGGGGTTCGTGGTGTCCCTAAGAATCAAGACCCTGAAGTAGTTGCAGAAGAAGAAGAGTGGGAAGCCGAACGTCGTGGAGAACCTTCTCCTAAGCGGTCTACTCCTTCCTTTGAAATCTCTAAACCAGTGTCTCGTGATGAGGAAGATGATGAAGATGCAGATGATGCTCTGAGTTACTTTCAAAAACTAGCTGAGAGCTGAAAAATAGTCCGAAAAAAATTCCCTGGCTTTTTTGGAAGCCAGGGTTTTTTTATACTCCAGTAAATTTAGGATTATAAGTTCTCTTTAATTTAGATGAAACTACGTTTTCAGAATCTTTATTATACTTCATAATTTTCTTTAGATCATCAATAATAGTAGAAATATATGATGGTTTTGGTACAATAATTAAAGTTTTTTCTTCGTTTAATCTTAATTCATATTCCAAATTCGTTATCGGTTTGGAAATACCACTACCATTTACACTAATTATATTCAATCCATCTAAGAATTGGAATGGTCTTGTGATTTGTTCTTGCCATGCGGTTCCATTCCATTTCCAAATTTTGTTATTTTGAGTGTAAGTTTCGTCAACTTCTACATTGAGAACCTGTTCTGGTGATATATCAAAAGTTATTGACGGAGGGTTATCATAATTTTCTCCTGGAGAAGTAATTGTAATTGCTGATATTTTTCCATCAACTACTGAAGCAATTCCTGTTGCTCTTGAATAAGTTGGTGCTTGAGCAATCGTGACCGTAGGTGCGATAGTATAACCGAATCCAGCATTAGTAATATTGACAGACAATACAGATCCATCAACTACTGTAGCCGTTGCCGTTGCATTTACTGCTGGATATGGAGCACCAATCGTTACCGATGGGGCTGTCGTGTATCCAAATCCAACTTCGGAAATAGTAATGGAATTAAGAGATCCATTAACTAAGTTTGCGGTTCCTTTAGCTCTGACTTTTATGGAATATTCAAATATAGAATCTCCAGACCCACCAGATACCAATAAGTGTTCTACATCTGAACTTATAAATGCATCGGATGGATTTGGAATTCTATCTCCAACATATAGGAAACTACTGAATGTTAAGGTTGTTAAGTCCCAGGAATTTAAATTAAATTCATATACTGTGGAGTTTGATAGTCCAGTTGCATACATTTTATTTCCACCATTCAAGAAAGAAAATCCAATAATCTCATTGTCTCCTGTTGGTGTTTCTATATTATATGAGGCTACGAAAGATTTCGTTGTAACGTTCCATGCCGATGATAATGTATATTCTTCAATGGAATCTGGGGAGTCCATGTTTAATGAATACATCCTAGAACCATCAGACTTGAATCTAACACCACCAGGAGCTGTCAATGAAGTTTGATTTACATATGTTGCTGTGGATATTGACCATGGTGTGGATAAATTATAAGCAGCAACAAAGAAATTACCACTAAGTCCACCAGTAACAAACATTTTAGTTCCATCTGGACTAAATTCTATTCCAGTACAATAACCGAATACTGCACTAACATCTAATTCATAAGATAAAGAAAGAGTTGTAATATTCCAAGCTGTAGACAACGTAAATTCTTTAATTAGATTTGATCCTATAGTGCTTGCAGTATAGACTTTATATCCATCAGATTTTACATACATCCCTTCTATTTGATTTCCAACAGAAACTGGAGATTGTTCTCTGTAGATGGTATTTGAGATAAAGTTTTGTGGTAAACTGAAGGATACTGATGGGGGAGTTAATCCATATCCACATCCAGAATTAGTAATTTCTACACTTACTACTGTACCTCCAGTGAATTCTGTTTGACCTAGAGAACTAACTCCTACTGCTTGGATTGAAGTTGGAGCCGTTGAAATGGATACTACAGGTACAGATTTATATCCAAATCCAGAAGTTAATGATGTAACAGAAGATACCCTAAAACTTTGAATTCCAACAGATGCTGACGCTGAACTTGTGATGGTGGGCTCTGAGAAGGTTAGTTTTGGTACTTGTTTATAACCAAAACCTTCTTCTATAATATCAATTTCTGTAACTCCACCACTTTCTATAATGCATGAAGTAATTGCAACAACAGGATTTAAATAAATCGGAGGAAATGTGATTCCAGGAGGAGTTTCTGTGATTGTTTCATATTCTGGAGCATTATAAAATGTTTCATCTACAATTAAATCTTTTGGAAGTACAACTCTATTAAATGAATCTCTTAATTCTATAGTTTCATAGTGATGTATCTCCTGTAATGCATCTTCAGTTCCATATTTACTGATTAAATAGTTATTAAACTCATTTACAGTTAATGGCCACTGATCGTAGTAATTGATAATATTATTTGAAACTAAGATAACCCAATCAAGACCTGCATCTCCATATAGTTTTTCTGCTATTTGATCTGGTCTCTCTCCTTCAACAATAGTATAATATTCAAATCCAGCAAAAACTGATATTAAATCTTCTCTTACTTTTACTCTTCTGAATATATTTTTTGCTAAAGTTGTTTCATCATTAGATTTCGTATTTGGAAATCTATTTACATATTCAACGTTTGGTAGTTCTGTAAAGTATGCCATATTAGTAACCTACTGCGTCGTTAGCAACTGGAGAAAGATCTGTTCTTTGTGAGTTGACTGTATCTTGATAATCGACATCATAAATTGGTTCAAGTTCTGCGAATTGTAGGGTTATTCTTGTAGAAACTGGTTGACCTTCATCATATGCAACCCAGAAACCATCTGGGGTATAATCTGTTTGCATAGAAACCAACGCACAAGTCTTAAATCTACTGATTGCTTTATTTTCTCCAGTTGTTGTTTTAAATTCCAATTTGAATACATTTGGAGTTTTAAGAAAATAAGATGCTCCTCCTGCACCTCTACCAGATCTCTTTTTTGGTGACATTCCTTGTTTAAAGAATCTGAGTATTCTCCTAATCATCATCGCTTCATCTCTACTTCTTGCTGTTAGTCTATAACTAACACCAAAAGATCTTAATTGGGGTCCGTTGAATAACAACTCTAAATTATTATTTGGAACAATTCCTGCACCTCTAGCCAATATTGTTTCTATTTCAGTTCCAAATTGAGCCATTTGAAGAAGTTTTTGAACACCAATGGTTCCCATTAAACCTCTCCCTTCTGCTGTGGCACTTGCTTCGTTAAGGAGTTTACCATAAGCAAGTGTTTGACCTCCTGCGGATGCTCCAGATCCTGCTCCACCAGCAACACTGCCGCCCATCTTACTACTAATAAAAGCACCCAACCCAGCGCCAACTAAACCTGCTGCTGCATATTGTCCTGGATTTTTTATGACATCTGCCATCATTCCAGCACTAATATTATTCATTTGATCTGGACCCCATCCAACATCCTTGGTTTCGGAGATACTAGAAGGCATAGGAAAAGTTACAGTTCCTATAACTTTTTCTGGTCTAAAATCACTACCTCTCTGTAAACCATTTTGAATAATACTTGAAAAGTCTCCATTTAGAAGTTGATCTCCAGCTGGAGCAGCATACTCAAATTGACTTATAAAGAGAGTATCCTGTTTCCTGGAATTCATATCAATTGGATACTTCAATCCTTTGAAAAGTAATTTAGCTTCATTTCCAGCTCCATAGTCTTGATTTGCTATTTCTCTTATAGCTTCACTTGGGTTTATTAGTGCTCCAAATGCTGCTCCTATGTTTCCCGGACTTGTAGAATTACTCGAAACACTTTGACTTGGAGTTGATGTACTTTGACCCGGAGGTTGTCCTTGATTCTGTTGTTGGGCCCAAGCAGGTAGAACTAAACCAGCAGAAGTTCCACCTAAAGCCCTAAACGAAGTTCTTACAGAAGTTTGAATATTTTCGTGTATTGTTTGTTGTTCTTGTGAAGATATTGATAAAGAATTGACACTAGAAGAATTCCATTTACCATCCGTATAAATCGCTGGTGTCCCAGTGGCAGCATTTTGTTGAATGAGTTGTACTTCACCAGTACGTTTATTGTACTGTAAATTATAATTTACAGAATTTTTTGTAAAGTATGGTACTGGTGAAATATTTTGATATGTCACTTAAGGTTTACTCCAAGCTTTGTGATTTGGAAATGGTTGACCCCTTGTATCAACAAATTTTTCAGTTGGTAATATTGAAACGGAGGGCCAATCCTTTTCAGGAACTCTCAAAAATCCCCCTCCAACTCCAGAAAAAAAGTAACGATGAATGCTATTACGAGGTACACTTACGGTATCTGAATTATTTATTAGGCTTTTTGCTATTCCTTCCCTATATTGCCTATTAATATAATGCAAATTTATTCCAATGAAATAATTTTTACTGTAACTTACTTCAGTAACATACGTCAATGGTTGAGTATCAAAAAATTTAAGTCCAGGAGTAGATGCTCCGTAGATAAAAAAATACATCTTACCAACTTCTATACCTCCTGTATCCATTTCATTAATATTAAATTGATCCAGTTCACCAAGATACTGTCTTAGTTGTCCAGTATACCAATCATTTTTTACATTTTTTCCTTTGGTTTTTTTAATGAGATCGTATCCAAAACCTTTTCCAGGTTCGAACGTGCCATCGAAACTCATATTCCTAAATCCTCCTCAGTCATGATTCGGAACTCATAATTACGATCTGCACAGAACTCTTTAGCTGCTTTCCATTTTGCTTGGTTTTTTACCCAAGTTTGAACTTTATATGCCCAAGATTTTGTCCTTCTTTTTGGATTTTGTTCTGGCATGTCTACTTCTTTTTTGGGTTTTATTTCTATAACTACTGTTCGTGTATTTCCACTCTTATCTTTATACTTTACAAAAAAATCTGGAAAATATCTATGAACTTTACCATCAAGAGGGCAAAGATATGGAATCCAGAATTCTTCAGATTGCCATTGATTTACATTTTCATTTAAGTCACAATAACGCATGAATTTTCTTTCCCACAAAGAACGATAAACAATATTTGTGGGATCACCTTTATACTTTTTTGGATTTTCTGGACGATATTTTCCTTTATAACTCATATACATACTATAGATCCTTAAGAAATATTTATAGATGGCTGAGCCATTTAGGCCTGATTTCCCAGGTAATCCATATAGAGTTGATCCCATCTATCTTAGGATGACTCTACCAAGAAACACTAGAGATAGTAGAAGTTCTCTTCCTAGTGTTCAAGATCTTTTTGGTGAATTATCAGTTACTAGTCAATTTAAGATCACTCTTTGGTTTGGAGAAAACGTATCTACCGTTGAGTCGGACTCAAATTTAAATTCTTGGTTAGTTTCTTGTGGGATTTTTGACAAGAGTTTAAGTTCACTTCAATATGAATTCATGTGTCATAATGCTATTCTTCCAGGTTCAACCTTATCCACTTTAGAAGAATCTGGAAGTAGACAAGGAGTTATGGAAAGATTTCCAATAATGAGACAATTTCCAGAACTTACTTTAGATTTTTATGTTGATGCGGATTATGGAGTTATTCGTTTATTTGAAGAGTGGATTAATTTTATAAATCCTCTTCATACTGTAAACGGTAAATCTATCAGAGGATCTTCCAGAGGAAGTACAAGTGATGAAGTAAGTTTTGATGATGAAAATTTCTATAGAATGAGGTATCCGAACACCTATAAAAGAAAAATATCAATAACTAAATTTGAGAGAAATGTACAGTTTGATAGCTATGGGAATCTTTTAGAGTCCCCATCAATGTTAACGTATCAGTTTTTAAATGCTTTTCCAGTGAATTTAACTGCATTACCAGTTTCTTATGAAGGAAGTACAGTAACAAAGACAAGTGTTACTTTTAACTATGATCGATATGTTGTCTTAAAACACAATGGAACTGGATCACCTGACTATGAACAAAAAGTAACTTCTAGTGGTCAACAAATATTGTCTGCTACAAATAACGGTAGTGGAAGTCAATCCGGACAATCTATTCAAAATTCTACCAATAATTTACCAACTCCAACAGGTAATACAAGATCTACTACATAACCCGCACTAAATAATTTTATCTGAATTTATAATATTCAATGCCATTACCAAAGATTTCTACACCAACTTATGAACTTGAGTTGCCTTCTACTGGAAAATCTATAAAATATAGACCATTCCTCGTTAAAGAAGAAAAAATTCTTATCTTAGCTCTTGAAAGTCAAGATATTAAACAAATCACACTTGCTATTAAACAAGTACTAAAAGATTGTATTATAACAAAAGGAATTAAAATAGAAGATCTACCTTCTTTCGATATTGAATACATTTTCTTAAATGTTCGTGGAAAATCTGTTGGAGAGGCCATAGATCTGGTTGTAACTTGTTCCGATGATGGTACTACAGAAGTCCCAGTTAAAGTGTACGTTGATGAAATCAATGTACAAAAAGACTCTGAACATACTTCGGAAATTAAACTAGATGATGATATTGTTGTAAAAATGAAATATCCATCACTAGATCAATTCATTAAAAATAACTTTGATTTCAGTGTACAAGAATCTGCAAGTACAATTGATAAGTCTTTTGATATTATTTCATCTTGTATTGAAGCTATTTTTACTGCAGAAGAATCTTGGGCTGCTTCAGATTGTACGAAGAAAGAACTTGTTGAGTTTATAGAGAGTATGAATTCATCTCAGTTTAAGAAAATTGAACAGTTTTTTGAGACAATGCCTAAATTATCTCATACTTTTACTGTAAAAAATCCGAAGACTGGAGTAGAAAATACGGTTACGTTGGAGGGTTTAACCAGTTTTTTCGGTTGACAATGGCTCACATTGATTTGGAAGCCTATTATCGTATTAATTTTGCTCTCATGCAGTTCCATAAATACTCTTTGACTGAGGTTGAAAATTTAATGCCTTGGGAAAGAGATATCTATCTTGCCCTATTGAAACAACATATTGAAGAAGAAAACTTAAAGGCACAACAGGCGGCAAATCGTGGCAATTAAATCACCACTAAATCCAGGAGTTATTGCTAGAGAACGTAGAGTTACACCAGAAGCAGTTCAGAACTTTATTTCTGGTGGTTCTCCTCTTGGATCTTCTGTGGTTGCTAGTGCTGCTAACAAAATTGTAGGATTTCAAAGAGGAACTGCTGGAGTTGCTCCACAAGTTCCAGATCTTGGTTCGATCATTAATACTTTATCATCAAATATTTTAAACAATGTTGAGAATAGAGTACAAGCAATAACTCAAAATGTAAATCAGATTGTTCAAAAAACTGTAGGAGATTTACAAAATAGATTTATTTCTAAAACAGATTCTATTGATGCAAACGCTCCGAATAAAATTTTATCCAATTTCTTGAGTTTATATGATAAAGCAATTGGATATATAAGATTTTTTGCAAATCCAAATAATATAAAAAGTCTAAATGAAAGTTTAGTAGAACTCAGGAAAGTATTCGATGAAACTTTCAAAGTCGCTAAAAGCATTCGTCAAACAATTATAAGAATAGTCGATCAACTTTCCAATCTACCTACAGCTAATGCAGGAGGTGGTGGAATAGATTTGGATGTTAAAGTTCCAGGCCCACCATTAAAAAGAGCGGGAAACACTGGAATATTAAGGTCTATGAGAAGACGCCCTGGATTAATGTTGGGTGGTGCTGCTCTTGCTGGTGCAGGCACTGGAGCAATGGTGACCAATGCTCTTCAAGACGTTGGCGGTGGAGTTCAACCTCAGTTAATGGGAGAAACTGGTGAAGGATTATCTGGACCATTACTAGACAAGTTTAATGCAATATTAGATAGATTTTCTGCTGTTCTAAAGTCATTATCAACGAGACCATCAAAACAACAACCTGG